TAATGCTGCAGCTTTGTTTATGCAACAGTACGAAAGGCCGGCTGATCAAAGCACTGCTGCGGCTCAAAAGCGCGCTAATCTGGGCATTGCTGCTGTAAAAGGTAACTTTGATCCAAAGGTAACTGTTTCTTCAGGACCGTCCGCGGCATCTACATCTACTAGTCTTAGCGCAATAACCGCTAAAGCAATGGCGGCTTCACAAGCCGCGCTTTCTAAATCGTATCAAATGCTTGGAGCATCAGATGCAACCCCAATAGCACCGACATCTAATAATATAAACTATAACTATGGAGGTATAACAATTACTATCTCTGGAGCTGGAAAAGACGCTAAGCAATTAGCTCAAGACCTTAAAAGTGAAATTGCTAAGAAGACAGCGAGTAAATAATGCCACCAACTAAATCATCTTTAACTACCAAAAAAGGTGCAATATCTCCTATACAAACTACGTTTAACACCACTGGTGGTAACCCTTTTGGTCATTTTTTTAGAACTCTTGTTTCAGATGTAGTTAACTTTGTTACAGCAACCCCTAAAAATATAAACGGAACAAAAGCTGTAGCTGTTGTAAGAGGTACTGGACAGGGCATTGTAAACGGAACTCAACCACAAAAAACCCCTGTTAATGTTAAAAAACATACAACAAATACGGACCCTAATAGTAAAAACACGGTAGTTCCGGCTAATAACACACCCACTAACATTAAATTTAATTTAGCTCCGCACAACTGGAGCCTACCAATCAACCAAAATTTAATGAATGTAAGTTCAACATATCAAGATCAGAGTATGCGTAGAGCTAGAATGTGGTGCTATGTTGGAGCTGACTCTTCTAGTTATACAGATTTAACAGGAATAGGTTCTTCTAGTCAAACCGGAGTAGTCACTGGAGGAACTGGAGTTGCTTCTACTTTAGACACACAATGGGGCTTTCAATTTTTATGGAACCCAACTCAAATCTCAACCTCTGTGCAACGAAATGCTAATTTAGTTCCACAAGCTATGGACGCGTTTATTGGTAGAGGAGTTCCTCTTTTTCCTGGAACAGAAGCTATATCTTTTGTGGCTGTTATTAATAGGGTAAATGATTTTGCTTGTTTTAAAGCATTTAAGTTAAATACTGGGCCGCTACCTGGAAATCTTGATGATAGTACTTTGGACACCGCTGTTTATAATTATTATTCAAGGTCCGCTGGCGCTGTACAGTCGTTAAACCAACTTATAAATGAGTTAATGAACAGAGGTACCATGGCGGACATAGAATACATTTTTAAAATGGTTAATGGGGATGGGGATTTAGGAGCTGCTTGGAGAAATGCACTTGGAAGAAAAACAGCTGATATTAATTTCTTAGCACCAACACCGGTTGCAGTACAATTTGGTCCAAATGCTGACAGCCTTTCTTACGTAGGATGGATAGAAAGCATTTCGGTATCTCATCAAATGTTTACTGAAGACATGATTCCAATTCACTCTGAAGTAACTATTAATATGTCTGCCTACTCTCAGAGCTCGCTTAAGTAAGGAGCAACTACTATGACAATTTATACTGGATCTAGATATGAGTACTCTACCGTTGACTTTGTATCTAAAACCACTAATGGACCGGATAACCCTATTGTTTTTTACTCTACCCACAATATTAACCCGCTAAATTATTATGAACATTCATATGTTGCTGGTGAAAGACTGGACCAAATCTCAACTAAATACTACAAGACTCCGTTTCTATGTTGGTTAATAGCCGAGGTTAACCCTAAAGTAGACTTTACAAACATACCCGCAGGCACAATACTTAGGGTAGCTAATGTTTAATTACATTACTGTTTCTTTTCCTAATACCACTTTGCCCCCGGCACGCGTTTATGACTTAAGCTTAAAGCAAAATAGGTACCAACACGAAGTTGCAACCATCCAATTTCGTGACTGGGGCGTTGACTACGACAACGTAAGCTCCGGATCGCCAATATCCTTTACCATTAATAATGGATTAGAGTCCAAAGTTTTTATTGGCTACATAGATCACGTAACTACACAAAATGAACCTGGGTCCAACATAACTGAGGTAGTAGCTATAAGCGCCTCATACGTGTTTAAGAACGAGTCTCAAAAAGTGTATAAAGGGTTGTCAGCGGATGCAATTATTCAACAGATTGCAGCTAAGCACAGCTTCTCTTGTTACGCCATTCCGCACCCAAGAGTGTACCCACAAGTGTCTCAAGCTGGTCACACTGACTGGGAGTTTTGCGTTAGATTGGCAAAGCAGAGCGGTTACTCTCTAAGAACAGAGGGTACAGAGATCTACTTCCAACCTATGATGTACGACTACACGCAGCGCAGGTCACAGGCAAAGAAGTTCACAATGCGAAGCCAAGCTAACCCAAGCGGGTCTAACTTGTACTCTTTTTACCCAGTAATTGGCGAGAGTATTGACCACGATGGAGACAAAAAAGCTGCCATCTCTGTATCAGGCGTTGATCTAAACACGTCTTTACCTGTAGCCATAGTAAATCAGAAAAGAAATAAGAACACTAGGCTCAATAGCAAAGCAGAGTTCTTTGATAAATTCCATACTCATGTGGTTGCGCTTGACTCTCAAGTAGCTAATCATGAGGCTAAAGCTGCGGATGATAGAGCCGTATTTCCTTATAGAGCTGTGGCTGAGGTAATAGGTGACCCTTCTTTGCGACCAGATTTACCTGTGTACCTTGACGGACTCGGCAATAACTACTCAGGGTATTGGGTTATCTTAGGAACAGAGCACCTGATTGTAGAAGAATCTAGAAATGTGTTTAAATACACAACAATGCTTCATCTAGGCACAGACTCTCTTGGACCTGCGGTTAAATGGACAGATGGTGATTTGATTAGTTCCCCTGATTACGCTCCCTCTAGAACAATTATTCCTGGGGTTCGCCAGACAAATAAACCACCTACTTCAGCTTTAAGAAGAACATCTATTGCGTACTCTCCGGCCGCTAATGGCCAGTTTAGTGCGGCAAAAAATAAACCACTTCCTTTGGTAAACAAACAGCCTATTAAAGGCCCAAAGTGGACGGCCTCTAAGCCGGCAGTGCAATCAGTTACTCAACCAAATACAAGCTCTGCTTCTTACACTAAACGTTTACTTACAAAGGTGCCTAAGCCATGACAGATGAAGACAAGCGTTTTTATGGAATATATCAAGGGCTTTGTACCAATAACGAAGACCCGGATAAGCTTTATAAAATTAAACTACAGGTGCCTCAAATACTTGGTGCAGAAGAGACTGATTGGGCCCTTCCATGCCTACCAGTCACATCTGATGCCGAACACCTTGATCATAAAACGCATACGGCCGCTCAAGTAGCAGCCTTATTGACAACATCCTCTACCTCTGTAAGTGGCTCGGATCCACAGGGGGGATCTGTATCTATAACTATCCCCGCTTTAACCGTTGTGGCTAAGAGTGGCGCTGGTACATTAGCTCACCCACATGTGACAAGCACAGACCCGCTAGACACAGATGGATCAGAAATTGGGCTAACCGCCGCTGAGCATACATATCACCGTAAGGTTCCAAATGTCGGTCAAAAAGTTTGGGTCATGTTTATAGCCGGAGACCCTAACTTTCCAGTATGGATGGGAGTACAACTATGAGTAAAGCTATGGCTTTGCCGTTTTCGTTTGATAGCAATGGGGCGGTCAATAACACCCAAGACCCTAAAAAAATACTGCAAGACCGAATTGTGTTAATAGTAATGACCTATTTAGGTGAGCGTGTTAACCGACCTAACTTTGGCTCTAACATAAAAGCAATCTCTTTTGAGAACATGACAGAGGCAACTCAACTTATAAAACAAGAGGTAGCTGTGGTCTTTAATAAGTGGTTACCATACTTGAACTTTATTAACGCCACACCAAAGGTAGATCCCGTAGATAACATCTTGTCTATATCCATCACATATAACTACGGGATGAACGCAAACCCTGAGACCGTAAGTCTTAAAACTGCTATTATTAGTCAATCTGGAGATGTAATTACGGAGGTATCAAATGGCTAGTAACAATTACGTTCCCTCAGTAGATTACACCTCAAGGGACTATGCGGCAATCCTTACGGATATGACCAACCTCATCCCTATATTCTCTCCAACCTGGACTAATCGCGACCCTGCTGATTTTGGTATGACCCTACTAGAGCTCTTTGCTTATATGGGAGATATCCTCAATTACTACATTGACAGAACGGCTAATGAGGCCCTCATTACCAGCGCAACCCAGCGTCAAACAGTTCTACAGATTGCCAACCTTATTGGGTACACCCCTACAAATAGCACGGCTTCTACCGTAACCCTTACCTTCCAAAACTCAACAGCCTCTCCTATTACCCTACCTGCCCTTACACAAGTTGCAACCTCGTTAGTATCTAATGGAACTACCACCCAAGTAGTCTTTGAAACTAACTCAGCCCTAACCGTACCCGCAAAATCAGGTGCGACTAACGGCTCAGCTACTGTTGTGGCTACTCAAGGTCAAACAGTATCTAACGAGATTATCGGCATATCTGATGGAACACCTAGCCAAACATACGCGCTGGCTAACACTAGCGTTATTAATGGCACAGTAAATGTCACTATCAACGGCGTCGCCTATCAGTCAGTGCAGTACTTAATTGACTCTAATGGTTATGACCCGGTATTTTCAACAAATACTGACGCTGATGGCATTACCTACGTTACCTTTGGAGACAGCGTTAGCGGAAGAGTGCCACCTAACGGAGCACAGATCTACGCCACCTATCGAGTTGGCGGAGGTGTTATTGGCAACGTAGCTTCTAATACAATTAAGTACGTTATCAATGTTCCTTCTGGAA